CATAATATTGGTTGTGTTTATATTTTGTAAACTGACACGATTCTGATCTGTCCCATTCAAAATTCCAACCAGCTTGTCTATTTGCTTTGTGAACGTATGGATGTAATTCTTTATATATCCAAGTATCATTAAGCCATACTAAATCTGATTTTCTTTTTCTTTGCATATTTTTAACTTGGTCTTTGTCTAATTTTTTATCACCATAGCCACCAGTTCTAGCCATTACTTCTTCTTGTGAATTTGCATAAGCTATTACATCATCACAAAATTTTGGTGTAAGTGCTGCTGGAAAATGCCAGTAGTAATTAGATATATTCATATTAATTCAAACCATCCTGTAGCAATATATTTTTCTTGAGTAGGAGATATTACACCTCTATGTGGGTGTGTAAATTCAGCTGGCCATAAAGCAAGATCACCTTTAGTAGCAGATAATGTTACATTTTGAAAAGGAAATTCTGTACCACCTTTATTAGTAACTGTATTTAAATATAGCATATATGCTATAATTCTTTTAGGACTCATTACACTTCTTTCATAATGTAAAACAGGATAACCTCCTCCCGGTTTATAATACTGGATGTGGTTTACTACATAAGTTCTCATATTTTCTGTTATATTATATTTAATACAATACTTACGAACACAATTAGTTAATGTATTAAAAAAAAATTTAATATTTTTATTTTGTGATTGATTATAAAAATAAACATCCATTGAATCTTTTACTTCTTTATTAATTCCATCACCTATTTCTCCTATTACTTTATGTTCTTTATTTTTTTTATGATAATTTATTAAACTATCACATAGTTTTTTAGGAACTTTATATGTTTCAATAAAATTAGATATATTCATAAGTTATTGTTTGGACAAAGTTTAATGAATCTTTTTGATTGTTAGTTAGGTAATACATATTAGTTGATGGAAACATAATAAACATATTATTTTTAAGTGGTATATCCCAAGATCTACCTTTACGTCTGTTATCTTCATAATGTATTCTAACATTACAATCTTTAACTTTTACACCATAGAGTAATGTAAAGTCTGGAGAGTTACGTAAATCTACTGGATCTATATTTAATAAAGGAACTGTTGTTTCCTGGGGTTTATAAATATTTCCCCACGTTTCTTTGTTAACTAAATTTACACCATACTCAAGACCAACGTGATCTCGCATATATGTATTTAACATATCCCAAGTTCGTGAGAACGGAAAATCTTTGTTTTGAATTACTGATTGTAGGATGTCGCCTGATAATTTATCTCGGTCAATATCCCAATCTTTAGGCATATCGACATCACCAAAATATAGAGCTTGTTCTGTTAAAACTTTCTTCTGCATACCACCACCATTTTTAATTTATGCTTTTGAGTCTGTCAAGTCCCAAGTTGTATTAGCTTCATTCCAGTCATAACCCCATCTATGAGTATCTGCTTCGTTTTGTGAAGTCTGTTCAGCTGTTAATGCTGGAGCATCACCGATTGGTGATTTCCAAGAAGCTGATGCATTATGTTTTACCCAAGATGCGTGAGGTTTTTTAGGCCAGAAGATTTGATCATCTTCGTCCCAAGTATAACCTATACCTGCGTAATTGCCTCTAAAAGGTGTTCCGCCATTTTTATGTTGACCACCTGATGTATTGTAAGATGTTTGAATCCACATTTGTGCAGGCCAATTATTATGTGTCTCTAAATATTGTTGACCTACTGATTCATCTTCAACGCCATCAGCGTTTAACATATCACCATTATTCAAAGTTAATACTTGAATAACTTTTCCGTTTGATCCTAGTTTTGCAAAATGTGCCATAATTATTCTCCTTATATCTTATTTTTAATTATCATTCAACTACTGAAATTTGTATCTAATAATAACGATTCCAGAACCACCTGCAGCAGAAGAATTATTATTTCCTCCGCCACCGCCACCACCACCAGTATTAGTTGTTCCAGCAGCTCCATTTAAATTTGTACTATTATTACTTGTTCCACCTAAACCTCCACCACCTAAACCACCGTTAGCTCTGTTTGGACTTAAAGGTATAAGTTGATCTCCACCACCTCCTCCGCCGCCACCAGAGAAATAGTAAAAAGAACCACAGTTTTGACCAGAAGTTCCAAAAGCATTTGGTACACCTGCACCATTACCTCCATCACCTCTAGAACCAGGACCTCCTATTGTTCCAGTAGCAATTGCACCGCCACCACCACCTGCTGTAACTTCACCACCTAAATTAGGTCCACCGGGATTTCCTTGAGGAGGACTAACTGGAGGTGTGTTTCCTGCTCCTCCAGCAGTTGGTGAACCACTTGGATTACATTTTCCTCCACCACCAGAACCACCTGCAATTCCTACTGGAGTACCTCCAGGGGCAGGTCCTGGACCTCCACCGCCACCACCACCTGCGGATGTTATATTTGATAAAATTGAATTAGTTCCTGGAGTTCCTCGAGCAACAGGTCCTCCTGCAGCTCCACCACCACCTACAGAAATAGGATAAGGTGCAACCGGCATTGTTAAACCCGCAGGTGCTGCTAAAGGTTTTCCTGGATAAGTAGCTGGTGATAAACTTGGTGATGCAAATCTAAATCCACCTCCACCTCCACCACCTCCTCTATCTGTTCCACCACCTCCACCACCTGCTGAAACTATATATTCTACTGTATTTGAACCAGCAGCATTACCTGCACTAGATACACAAAAAGTACCAGGGCCTGTAAATGTATGAATTTTAAAATCACCACAAGGAGATGTTGCTGTAGTGTTTCCACCTGTAGCTGCAAAGTATTGTGGTCCCGGTGCTTCTGATTGTAAACCTGAATCTGTTACTAACCATCCTTTTGTTGCATCTACATAAACTAATGTAACCGCTAAACCTTCTATGGTTAAAGTTGAATTTAAAGCTTGTCCACCAATATTAGAACCATTTCTTGCTAATGTGCATTTATTTGTATCAAAAGTATTTGCATAATCTTTTACTGCTACAACTGCTCCAGCACTAGGTGATGCAGGAAGTGTAACTGTAATTTCTCCACTTGTTGTATTTACAAAATATCCTTCTCCAGCGACTGCTGTAAAGTCTCCTGTTTTAACTGTTGTTACCCAAGACGCTGAACCTGTTGCACCAAAGTTTACTGCTGTACCTTGGTTATTAATTGTTGCACCTGCAGCAATTGCAATTGTACCACCAGAAGGTAATGTGAATGTATCACCACTATCTCCTAATGTGAATGCTGTTCCTGATCTTGGACTAATTTTATTTACTTTTATTTCACTCATAATTTTTACCTACTGAAATTTATACCTTATCATTACTACACCTGAACCGCCGTTAGCATTATCACCACCACCGCCGCCTCCAGTATTTGCAGTACCAGGAGCAGAGCCTCCACCTCCACCTGCTCCACCAGCACCTCCTGAACCACCTCCACCACCAGCAAAATATCTTAAAGATCCACAAGGACCTGGAGTTCCAACACCTGGTGCTGGATTAATTCCTGTTCCTGCTCCTGCTCCACCAAATGCACTAGTTCCTTCAGGTGGGCTGCAATAACCAGTACCACCAACTCCAGTTGCTCCGCCGCCGCCAGAACGTACAAATTGTGGACTAGTTGCTACTCCAGCAGGATTTCCTTGAGGAGGAGTTACTGGAGGTTGGTTACCTGTACCAGCAACCTTTGTAAAACCTGGTACACCACTTCCAACACCGCCACCTGAACCACCAGGATCACCATTGTATGCAACTGGATTTCCACCACCACTTGTTCCACCCCCTGCTGATGTAATTCCTAAAGCAGTTGAAGGTACGCCAGGAGTACCTTTAACAGGATTACTATTATGTCCACCACCATTAGTTCCACCAGCTCCTATTGTAACTGGATATCCTTGTGCTGAAACTGGTATAGCCGAAACGCACGCACCTAAAGGTGATGATGTATAACCACATCCTGAAGATTCTCTAAAACCTCCTGCTCCACCACCGCCTGCATAAGTAAATCCTGTTGAACCACCACCAGCAATAACCATATAATCTACTGCATTTGACCCATCGGCGTTTCCTACTGTACAAACAGTAAATGTGCCTGGTCCTGTAAATGTATGAACTTTATAATTTGTACATACTGTTGTAATTGTACCACCTGTTGCTGTAATAAATTCTGGAAAAGCTACATCTGATGCTTGTGCTGAATCTGTAATAAGCCATCCTTGTGTAGCATCAATAAAAACTAAAGTTGCAGCTATGCCTTCTATTGTTAATTTAGCATCTTCAGCATTTCCCTGTATTTTAGATCCGTTTCTATTTAAAGTGACATTATTAGTATCAAATGTATTTGCATAATCTTTAATAGCCACAATATCGCCTGCGGTTGGTGAAGCAGGTAATGTAACTGTTACTACTCCTGAAGTTGTATTTACAAAATAACCTTCTCCATTTACTGCTGTAAAATCTCCTGTCTTAACTGTAGTTTGCCAATCAACAGTTCCTGTTCTACCAAAACCTGTCTGACTTGCACCTGATGCTAAAGCAATACTATCGCCACTTGCACCTAGTGTAATTGTTGTCCCACATTTTTTGATGATGTTTGAATCATCTGAAACTTTATTTATATTATCTACTTTTATTTTACTTGTCATAATTATTGAAATTTGTACCTTATTATTACTATACCTGAACCACCTGTTGAACCACCGGGAGCTCCTTGTCCTCCACCACCGGCACCACCACCAGTATTATTTGTTCCAT